CCGCTTCTTGGAACGAAATGTCCCCATCTATGCAGGCTAACATGGTTGGTCTAATTCAGCAAGCTCAAGCCGCCATGCAAGAACAAGTTGGTGTTTTTCGTGAGGCTGGCGGATACATACCGACAGAAATCGCCAACGGTGCGAATGAATATGCTTATGTCCTGCCCGAGAGCATTCAAAAAATAGTAGATCAAGCGGCGCAATATGCAGCGGCAAATGGAACACCGTTCCTAAATTCTGGACAAATATACGATTTTTTAATGGCGTCTGGGATTATATCAAATGGACAAGCAGTTTCAGATGCAACTAAGCAAGTTGCAGATCAAGCAGGCGAAGCAGGGAAACAGACATCAAATCAAAAAGGAAACGAAGCGGGACAGGGATTTGGTAGCGGTTACGAAGGTGGAGTGGCATCATCTGGGCCAGGGATGACACAATCAACCACAACCGCAGTCAACAATGCTTCGTCTGGGGCTCAAGGTGCGGCAGCATCTGGTGGGCAACAGATAGGGTATACTCTCGGAACAAATGCAGACGGATCTCTTAAAGTCTCTATGTCCTCCATGCCATCCACTGCGTCGGGAGTTGTATCGGATA